AACCACAACCACAACCACAACCACAACCACAACCACAACCACCACCAACTTTTGCCGCCATGGCCCGTCCGGCCAGCGGTGCCCTCAGCCGCGGCCCTGGTTACGCGCCGTGGCGGTACGGATCGAAACGTGTTCGCCAGCGACAGGACTTCGTACTTCGTCCCACCGTACCACTTGACGTCCAACATCAACGTGGCGTCTATTCAGATGAACTTAGGGCCTTACCTCGCAATCAACCCAATGATATATTGGGTCCTTTGCTCGAGGACAATCACCCGGTTCTGACAGATGGAACCTACGCATCCTTCCTATCGGCTTTTAATAAACGTTGCAACTATGTTGACAACCGCCGGGCCGATAGGTACATCATTAAGTCTTCTAAGAGGTTGCTTAATCAGTTGGTTAAGCAACGCTTGCCAGAGATTGAATGGTCGAAGGATTTGTTTGATAGTTGGGTGGTGCAGTTCCCGGAGGCTAAACGCCTCCGGCTAAGACGTACGATTGAACGACTTGAGCACTACCGTCAGGTTGAGTTCGCTGCCAAGGATGTCTTTGAGAAAGTTGAGCTTTTGATGAAAAGGCACGATCCTGAGTGGGCTGGACGCATTGTTAATGCGTCCTCTGACTTACATAATGCCATAACGGGTCCCGTTATGGCCGAGTGTCTCAAGCGTTTGGTAATGGTCGCTTCGAGTAATGCGGACACCAACCCCTTGGTTAGTATTCGCATTGCTTATGGTGATTCACCACAGGCCTTTGTTGCTGACTTGGAGGGACCGGGACCTTTTATTGAGGCCGATTTCTCCTCGAATGACAAGATGCAAGTAAAGGACGTTTCCCAGGTGGAGTACGAGTATTCGTGTAGGCTGGGGATGCCTGAATGGTTGGCAACTGCCATTCGGTCATCCACAGTTTACACTGCTCGTTCGAGGCGTCATGGAGTGATGGCACGCCTGAAGTACCAGTTGCCTTCAGGAGCTACTTCCACGACGTTTCGGAACTCGATTTGGAATTCGACCATATTCTTCGCTTGGGCGAAACGTTTTGGTGTACGTGCTAAGGCTGTTATCCTTGGGGATGATATGCTGGCTCGCGTCACCAACGCGCGTATACCCAAGCGGGCCCGTCGCGAATATGAACACATCGCGAAGTTAGCTCGCATGAAGGCCAAAGTTAAGGTTTCGACAGCTTTGGTCGAGTGTGAGTTTCTTTCGCGACGTTTCATACCTACGTCGAGTGGACATCTCATGTTTCCTAAGCTTGGGAAGGCATTGGGCCGGTTTAACGCCCGGGCCAACAATGGTAGTGTAAGTGACGATGCTTACATTGCTGGCAAGTCGCTTTCCTACGCTTATGAATTTCGTCATTACCGCCCGGCAATGACTCTGTTTCTCAGGAGGTTTGCAGCCACTGGGTGCAGTTTTCATTTGCTTGATTCTCGTTTGTTCTCGTTCGCCGTAAGGGAGGCTATCGATCGTCTCGGCGGTCGGTCGTCTCTTTTACGGTTTATGAATCAGACGGTGTCGGCGACTGATGACGATTTCATGCAGTATGTTCACTTTACGTATGGCAAGTTTCGCACGGAGTTTATGGAAGATTTAACGGCCTTGCTTTTTGGCGACGAAGACCTGTCCTTGATCCGTGCTGCCCCGTACCTGGACCGTGATGTGTGGT